CTCTTTGTAGGTATTCATCAGTTCCCTCGCCATAACCCTTTACTCCGCCCTGTAACGAACCTGCTTGCTGTATACGTTTAGCAAGATAAGCCGCCGCACCATAGATGGATGATTTCGCATCCGTTCTATTGACCCCTTCTTCGTCACCTGTAGTCTTTAAGAATTGTCCTAATCCTGTTGCGCCTGATGTTGGGTTAACGGCATTAGGGTTCCAACTAGACTCTGCCTCTAGCAATCCTGCGAGAATAGCAGGTGGTATGCCGTTTTTAGTAGCCGCATCATTAACGAAATTAGCATATTCAGGAGGCATACTACCGCCACTAACCACGCCTCCGCCGGTTGAAACTTCAGTATCATAATTCGCCTTTTGTTGGTTTATGGCATTCGTCCTACCAAACTGACTTTCATCCTGCGCCATCTTCTGCCCGAACTGACTATTATCCTGAGCAAGTCGTTTACTGTCCATAGTCGGTATCCCCATGTAATTGCCAACCGCCTGACCCTGCTTCAATCCAAACTCATCATTCCATTGATTATTTTTAACGTCAGCCTGTTCCCTTTCAAAAGTAGGCTTTCCGTCATACGTTTGCATCAACTTAGCAATAGCCTGTTCCTGCTCAAACTTAAGCGCGGCCGCATCGCTCTTCTGCTTCTCATAAATACTCTGCGCCAACTGAGGAATCTGAGCCAACAGCCTGGCTTTCTGCCCTTCCAAGTCCCCAACATTCGCCTGACCTGTCTCATTAACACCATTCAACCAACTCTGAATCCCTGCCAATGTCTTTCTCAACTCAGCCTGATTACCCTGCAATCCTGCACCTTCAGCAACATTTATTTGCCCCTGTGCGGCATCATTAATCCCTGAGTTCATCAAACCACGAGTATTCATAGTTTCATTCGTGCGCCCTCTATTGTTGTCCTGCAAGCGTCGAATCTGTGCTGTGTTATCTAGTGCTAGGTTCCCTGCTGCAACCTTCTGTTCCTTAGCCTGACGACTTGCTAATGCCATTGTGTTCTGTAGATTCTGTATCCTCGAACTAACAGAGTCAGCCTGTGGTTGATACTGTGCCGTCGCTGTTGCAGTTGCGTTGTTGAGTCCTTGATATTTCTGCATTTCATTTGCTGTGCCTGCCGCGTCATAACCTGCCACCTGTTGTCCACCTGAATAGGCAGAGTTGGGAATAACAGCATTACCCCCCAACCCAATCTGCCCCTTCTTGATCTGCGTACCCGGAGTCCATTTGATATAATTGACATCTTGACCAAGATACTTCCTACCGTTTCCCATATCCTCATCATTACTATAATAAGCTGTAGTCGCCATAAACCGCCCCTCCTATACCACTGCGCCAAGTAGCTTAGTAATTGCCTTATCCGTTGCAACAGCCCTTGTAATGGTCAACTTAACTGTCACTTTGCTATCTGCCGCCACTGCTGTTCCTGTAAATTTATCCTCAGCTAAGTTTGTGGCAATATCTGTTGTAACTTTGGTCATTGTTGCGAAACTTTCTGCTGCCGTTGATGCCACAATGGATAATCCTGTTGCAATAGAATAATTCGTGTCTTTTTCTCTGTACAACCATAGGTCAACCTCATTGGTTGTTCCCGCAACACTATACCTTGCATCCACAGAAGAAACCTGTGTTCCAACTTTGTAGACATCCAAGTAAGGAGCTATAGCGTGACCGAGGAACAGGTATAAGTCATTGAACCCATACGCTACACAATTGCCAATCCCTGATGGTATAGAAAGAGGATTTGGAAGCTTTGTGAAGGTATCTAAGGTTCTATTGTATGAGGCGATGAAGGGACTCTCCTCATGGGCTACCGAAAGATAACTGCCATCAGCAGAAAAGGCGACTCCATTCGCATTACCCGGAGGAAGTGCAGACAGTGGGCTTGTCAGCTTAGTGAATGTATCACCGCTTCGTTTATATATCGTAACGAAAGGAGTTGTATCGTGCGCTACGGCTAAATGAAGATCATTCTTGCCCCATGACACCCCGTTACCATCTCCCGCCGGAAGGATAGCAGGATTCGTTAGCTTGTCGAATACCTTTAATGTTCGCTTATAAATCAGCACATAAGGCGAGACGGTAGAAACTACCGCTAAATAATTGCCATCATGCGAAAATGAAACACTCTTTACTGAACCTGTTGGCTTTGTCTCGGGGTCAGTAAGCTTTTCATAAACATCATCCTCAATGGAGTAATTAAACACGTAGGGGCTTGAAGAAAGACCCAACGACAAGAATGTACCATCGGGCGAATAAGAAGCCCCGTAGACTGTGCTAGAGGGGTATGAGGTGGGATGAGTAAGAGGAATGAATACATCATCTACTATTTTGTAGTGTACCGCCCTATAAGTCCCTGATGTCCCAACAGTAAACCTCGTTCCATCAGCAGAGAAGGCGACACAATAGCATGAGGATGTTGGTTTACTATCTAAATCTGTTTGTTTGACAAATGTATCTCCTGTGCGCTTATACATAATCAGGTAAGGTGTTGTTGTACTTGTGACAGCTAACCATTTTCCATCAGGAGAACAAGCAACACCGTTAGCTATCCCAGCGGGTATAGAGGCGATACCATCCAAGCTAATGGGAAAGTTGGTACTACGGATGGTCCCTGGTATTAACCTTCCTTGATCCTGCAGAACATTTGAGCGATAAACCACCGCACCTGCAGCAAAGGCGTTTGTTAGAGCAGGAACAGTCAAGATCAAGCCCGAAACACTCGTTAAAACAAAACTTTCCTTTGCTGTTGCATTCTGAATCGTGTACTCATTCTTAGCAATAAACCCTGTTGCATCATCTACGGTAATATTAATTGCACCAGGTATTGAGCTTGCGGTTGTCCGAGTCTTTAAGGTGTCAATCTTCCCTACAGAATAGGTATTTGTACCGTCAAACAGGTCATAAATACTTCTCATATTCGGCAATGCTGCATTGTTTTTGTCTTGTTGCGCTTGAGTATTTGCCGATAATTTCCGCATATCTGATATAAAATTCTGTAGCTCAACAACAAGTTTGCCAATCTCCAAGCTTGCATCAGGAATAGTCCCTGTCACCGCAGCTCCGAGTTGATCTTTCAAGTCCTGTAGTTTCTGCTGAATTGTCCCATCAGCCAATCCCTCAATGGGAGAAGAATTAATGATGTCTGCCCCACTTTCTCCGATTGATGCAGATTGAAAAGCATAAAGAATCTCACTTACCTTGTCGTAAATCGTATTAAAATCTAAATCGACTGCCTCTGCATCAGAAGGAGTACCATTGACGAAATCATTCGGTCTTATTGGTACGGAAATCATTTAAGCACCTCACCTTATTGGTTTCAATTTATAAAGGATTCCATAGCCATAAACGCAAAAAGAGTGAGTCGTCGAACCGAACTTCACTCTAAAGTAATTGCCTTGTTGAGAAGTAGAAAGTGAGGTATCGCCGGGAGCATCTAACCCACCCCATAACGCACCCCATAACCCTTTACCCCACTCCATATAACCTTCTGAGTAATTGACAATAAGTTGTTGGCCATACCCAACACTTCCATTACCGAATTGGAAATAAAGAATATAGTTGGACGGTTGCTGTTTATAGTAAGCTTTTATCTTCTTGATCTTTTTACGTTGTGACCGCACACCCATGTCAATATCCTTGCCCACACAATAAGAGGGAATGACAACTCCGTTAAATGTTGCACCTCCATATTGCATAGTTCCCTTCGTTGTGCCCATCAAAAGTTTGTTGTCGGGAGTCGAATAGAGGCAAATTGGAACGTCAGGATACAAATATTTGGTGAAACTATTTCTTCGATAGTCATAAACAAGAATCACCTTACCAATTCTAAGCCAATATCTGCCATCGTGATCAATACTTATAGGGGATACGTCACCCGTGAGTAATGGTTTAACCTTAAATCCGATAGGTTTAACAGTTCGCTCATCCTTAACTAATGTAGGTTGAATCTGATACAAGTCGTCATATCCAAGGAAAACGAGGGCATTGTCAATAAGTTGAATCGTCTCAGGGAATGGGCAACCACGCTCATCGTTGATAGTAACCTCAGTCCATGTTGATGGTTCGCCAGCACACTGAAGCATAGATATTGACCGTTCCTTAAAAATGACAATCCAATCATTTAAAAGTTTTATGCCTGTTATTTTATCCCCTGTATCATTGCATATAAGATAATTGGTTGTAGGGAATGATTCCGGTTCCGCAAGCTTTGACCAATAAAGCATAGAATTTTCGGCAACAAATAACCTATTCTTATGCTCTAAAATGTAACTGCATTTAGTCGGTAAGTCATTGTCTCGTTCGAGAACATCACCGATAATCAAAGAACTCACTGCCATATCATCGGTATACGTTGTTGTTGTGTTATCGTCAATCTCGGTTAATAGCCAAGTATCCGTTGTACTACCGGCTGTTGCTGTTGCGTAGACTCTGCGCTTGACTGTGTTCGCGTCACCAAGGGGTATTTCAGTCAGTTCAACCTTATCCAATGTTGGTTCAACGCTATTCGATGCAGGACTAGGATTACTCTCCTGACCTCTCGAATTAACGAAGGTAACATAATACTCACGAATCTCATTAGGAAGCCCAATATCCCCACTCACAGTCGCTACACAGGCAGTAGAAGGTTTATCAACTCCCCAAACCTGTTCGAACACCCCATCCCAAATAAACGAGGTGGAAATGTTCATACAAAATAATAAATCCTGATAAGTAACAAAAGATAAAAGCCCGACAATGCCGGACTTTTTTTCTTCTCCATCAATATAAAGTTTATCCGCTACCTGTTGAATGAGTTGGCTTGTTCCGTTTCGCTTAACGAAAGTATAGATTTTATCGGAAGATAATGGATTAAGCAATGAGTAGCCTTGACAGGTCTGAACTTGACCGGGTAAGAAGTCAACATTAGAGCAATCCTGGATCTCATTCTCTTTGATTAGATGAGGTCTAGTTCCAACATTTAACCCGCCCGACATATCAACAATGTCATATAGAAGCTTTTGTGCCATCACCACACCATCCTTGGGCTAGAGGGCATGACCTTCGAGTGAACAACATCAACCATAAGATCCTTCTTTTTCTCAAACTCTGATCGGTATATTTCAGCTTCAGCCATCTCTTCATCAGCTTGCTTGTACCTCATAGCAGCGTACAACACCAAAGCATACTGAGCAGAGACAGGAATATCGACAGGCGTATCGGAAATGTACTTCAACATGATAGGTTTGCGATAATAGTATAAATCCAATACAGAATCGCCGGGATCATAATCGAAGGTAATCTCATCAGCCCATGTGCTAAATGTCATGGGTAAGCTAACAATAGAAAGGCAATCGGGAGGAATGTAATAGTTCAACCTCCCTGCCACCGTTGCAATCTGTACTTTTTCTTCTATGCTCAGGTCGCTCGTTAGTTCGTTTATGGCATCATTAAACCAAATGAGCGAGTCCTCACAAGACACGATATCGCCAACTAGAACATTCAATGCACCTTGTAGCTGCGAACCTGTTAACGAAAATTGATCAGCTATGACATAATCGTAGTAGATCGAAATCTCTCCATCATAGGTTCCCGGAACACTGAAAAGATTCGCCGATAACATGTAGTCTGTGAAGAATGGTGTATAGATCGTCTTGTCCGTCGACACATAGCTCACCTTATTAATGGTTGAAAAGCTAGTTGGTAGAAGATGCGTATTGAATGCATCCGTGGTCAACGCAACCGTTATTTTATCGACTGCCGATAGTATCATATTTCCACCTCGCTTTAATGGTGTACCTAGTTATAATCGAAATAGACAATTTGACCATTAACATTGACGACATAATTAAGGCCATCATAGACGCAAAGGCCTACCAATGAAGAATTAAGAGTATCCCCAACATATGTGTAGGTAGTGCCGTTAAAAAAATGATAACTACCATTGCGCTTAACAAGTGAGGTTCCAGTAGGTAGTAATGAACTGCTTATCTGAACTCGACTCACTAGTCCATTTTCAAATGATCCAACATTGCAAAGCTTATTCCTCAACTCCTGCAGCATGGTTAACGTTGCCGTTGTAGTTCCTTCTGCACCGTATTTATATGTTCTTCTGATGAACCCGTCGACTGCTGCGGTCGCGGAAGATGTCCCTATAAATACTTTTGATGCATCATAGTAATACGTTGCCGCAAGTAAAATTTGATTATCAGAGAACGTTGGAAAGAGATTACGATTATGATACGATACAAATCCTGTTCTCATTCGAGCAATGTTTACTATATCCGCACCTGACACAGTATCAATTCCACCCATTACAATATCGGGATAATTGAACTGATTGTATGGATATTCAAGCCTGTACATTAAGGTGTTCTGGATAGTTGCTAAAACTTCAGGAGTTATGTCAATTGTTCCATCACCATATTTGTAAAGCTTACGCAGGAATCCATCTACAGTGGCATCGGTAGATACTGTACTTATGAACGCCTTATCCTTCGTGTAGTACCAAGTTCCAACTAGAGAAATATTATTATCCAAGAATGTCCCGAAAGATACAGCTTTGCTATTATTCATTGGGACAAATCCTGTAGAAACCCTAGTTGAAACTTGGTCGTCTGCCCCTGTTGTTCCGTGTAAGGCATTGATGGTAATTTCATTTGAAGCGAAAACATTTTTATTGTGAATCGCGAAATCCACAGTATAACCATTGCCAATGATCTCGATAGACTTCAGCTTGTCATAATACGCATAGAAGGATGCTAAAGTATGCCTAGACTGTTTATCCAGTAATGGCAATCTAGCGAACATACAAATTAAATCCTCGGTCCTGCTAGTTAGACCTGCATCCGGGTCAGTAGGGGCAATTGCAGGTTCATTCAGAATACGGTCAACGACGATAGGTTGGCTCTGGCTTACCTCTATCGTCATTTGCTTGCCGGTTACAGGGTCTATCCCCTTGCATATCCCTACATGGCTTATCTTTCTAAATACGTTCTGTCTATATCTCCATTCCGTTACGGTATCCGCAATTAGTGAATATTGCAACGCTGGATTAATCGCCCAAAACACCAGGTCACCCGGTTGTATGTTCTCGTAATTATCGCCAGCCTCTATTTCCCATCCATTAACATAGCACCATTCCCCAATGTCCTGGGAAAGTCTTCCTCCCGGTTTAAGATTCCAATCGTAAACATTAGGAAGAGTTGTTGGATTAGATTCATTGACATAGATCGACCTATCGAATTCTATACCTGAGATAACAGCCCTTACAAAAGCTTCACAGTCTGTAATATATTTACCAGTTCCTAGCCCTGTCGCGGGGTCAAAGTCTCGCCATCTTTCATTCACGGTTCCATAATATTGCGTGACCGCAGTATCGTAAAGCCAACTTAAATTTTTAAACGACTCTGCAACAGCCATGAATTCGCGTACAGCTTTCTCGCTATTTCGCTCCTTCATGGTATGGTTTACTCGACCAACTAATTTCCACGGTGTGAAAATATCAGTCTCCCCATATTTGTAACGAGTTGCAGTCCATGTTTTATCTGTTTGATGTTGATAAAAAAATGCGGTTGATCTCAATGCGCTTACTTTGATAACGTGAAGTATTCCCCATTGGTTAGGGTTTCCCGCAAATCCAAGTTCGGTATCGCTTGTGGAGATGTAGCAAATTGATTTACTAGGCATAGCGTCAATAACACCTAAAGGTGTGGCGGTAGTGTTGACTAGTCCTAGAGAGGAAAAAGTAGTGTAAAGCCTATATCCGGACAAATCTTCCTCTAATTCCTCAAGTCTATCTCCTAATGTTGGAAATGTTTTAGACTTAGAGGAAGATATTTCAGCAAACGCTACCTCCGGATCAATACTTGCGCTTATAACAATAGTATCAATCTCTGCCTTTGCTTGATCAAGTGCATCTTTAACACTACTCTTGTTTATGAAACTTCCTGAATACGTTACGCTTGAAGCATCATGTTTTTCTGCTATCCCAGTAACGTGACTTTGCATACGAGAATCCCTTGCTAAAAAACCTGCCTCCACCTCGTTTTCATTAGCTATGATTTTAGCTTCTAGTTGAGGGATAACCCCTTGGACATCTCCCCCTGTAGCAATTGTGAGTCCTGCCGGAGCAAAGGTTATACTACCTGCAGGGTGCTTTTCGGAAGTTCCCGAAACATGGCTATTCATTCGCGAAACTTGGGAAGCATCTTCTATGTCTAACTCGGCATCTTTAGCTATGCGACTTGCTTCCTCTGCGCTTATCTTTTCGTTTATGCCGTTAATTTCAATGATTTTATCGCTAAGTAAGATTTCCTGTTCACATATCCTTACTTTTAAAGTAGCGACTTCTTGCGTTGCTTGGTCTGTGGAAGTGTTTACTGTGGATGAGGTTGCAGCGACTACCAATGGAACACCTTCTTTCCTTGGGTTATTTACCGTTGCCAGAGCTTTACAAAATTCTGCTAAAGCTCTGTTTGCTTCCTGTTTCATAGTGTCCGATTTTGTCCAAGGACTACTTTCGTTTGATATAACACTCCGCAAGCTTGAAATCCGATGCAACGAATCGTACATATTAGTAGTGTCTTTTTAGATGACTAGACTACTAATCCATACCTCGAAAGATTGATGGAAGCATTGTAATCTCGATCTATCACTAATCCACAATCACATTTGTACAATCTGTCCGAAAGCTTCAAGTCTTTCTTAACAACTCCACAACTGGAACACATTTTACTCGAAGGAAACCACTTATCTGCCTCAACGAGTTCAATACCGTATTTCTCACACTTGTATTGGAGTTTTAACTTAAAGTCGTATAGTTTTTGTTGAGCAATCGCTTTAGATAGATGTCTATTTTTCATCATACCCTTGATATTCAAGGTTTCCATAACCACTTTGCAAGGTTTGGTTTTCACAATTGCATTGGTAGCTTGGTGAATATGATTACTCCTGATTCCGGTGATCCTTCGATGTAGCACACGAATTTGCTTCTCAACTTTTACAATGTTGCAGGTTTTGACGCAACGGACTCCCTTCTTGTTTTTTTGATATTTACAAGAAACTTTACGTTGCAACCTACGAATCCGTTTTTCTAGCTTCTTGACGCTTTGAGTTTTATTTATGTTCTCGAACACCATACCATTTGAACAGGATGCTAGGATTTTGATTCCAACATCAATGCCGATAACTTCATTTGTTAAAGGTTTAATTATTTTATCCTGTTCAGTTCCAATCGCCACATACCAATACTTTCCGTCAAATGAGATGCGAGGGTTGGTGTACCTTCCTCCTATTGGTAACTGCTCAGCAGTCTTAATCCATCCAATTTTTTCGATTAGAACAGTGCCTACTTTAAATTTAAGATTTATGGAGTCGTTATAGAATGAAGGTTTAGACTTCCTCCTACTCTTGAATTTAGGTCTTCCAGCTAAATGTTTAAAGAACTTCTTGTAAGCATCACAGGCATCCTTGATGGCTTGTTTTGGGATGTTAGTAGAAACATCTCTGAGCCAAGAAAACTCTTCAGTTTGCTTTAGTTTAGTGATCTCTTTCCGCAGATCATTATCCGAAAGGAAGTTTCCGCCATGGGCATAGTTTATTTCCTGTCTGCCTAATGCCCAGTTATATGCCCACCTTGCAGTCCCAGCCGACTTACATAACTGTTTCTCTTGTGCTTCCGTAGGCTTTAGCCTAACTTTCTTTCCTAGTATCATTCATCAACACCTCAATACAATTATAACACAGTGTTAACACCTTTACAATACCATACTAACGCTGATATAATAACACCGAGGTGAAAACAATGACTATCAGTTCAAACAATGTAAGGACAGGGATAACCATACCGCGAGTTCTCAAAAAGAAGCTTGAAGAACTAGCTAAGGAGCAGAACCGTTCACTGAATAATTTAATCATTACCATTCTTGAGAACTCTACTAAAAAATAGTAGGGTTCTTAATAGTTTTATAGATATTTAGCAACAGTTGTTCCCTACCCAAAAATACTAGCTTGAATATCTCTCGAAAAATGATCCATAGGGAAGGAGGGGAATTGACCCCCTCCTGAATACAGCTCGACAAATAGTTACAATTAACCTGAAGAACCAACGAACATTCTAAAATTTTCCACAGCGTTGCTATGTCTAAAGTAGCCATTCCATACCCAACTACCATTTTGACGCATTTCTTTCTCACGGATAAATTCAGGTTTAGCACGGAAATAATGAACCAATCCGTGACGAGAACCCTGCAAGAACCATGCGGTTGCCGATGTCAAGAAGTCAAGATCCACAATCTCTAGGGCAGGGAGAACATTCTTGTCGTTGTTAGGACTTCCTGCCACCTGAGTAGATTGGAGAATAGTAGCCGCCAAGAATTGCTTGGATTGATGAACGATAAGCTTTTTCGGACGAGCGAGAATCTGTTTTCCGCCTTCGTCTTTTTGCTGACGGAAGAGAGTAATACCTGCCTTTAATGTAGTGTCGGACAACGCCCCAGTAGTGAGGTTAGATTGAGTTCCTCCAGCATCCCCGCGATTAGGATGGGTAGCAGAGCATAGTGGAACTCCGTCGTATTGGTTAACGGTAAACGCGCCGTCAAGCACGCCAATACACTCGGATTCAATAGTCTCCCTGCCAGCATGTCCTGCATCCTTCGCCATGTCCTCAACTTCGCCATACTTGGCATCTTCGACCTGCTCACGACTCATAACTACAGTGATTGCAAACGGTTGATGAGTCGTCGTGATGATGTCGCCGAGTTTGAACTTTTGTTCAGTCGGATTGGCAAGCTCATCTTTCTTTGCCCATTTGCTAACTCCTGCGATATTTT